GCTGTCGACTTCAATCTGCACAACGCTGCTGGTGCTGTGCTGACGGCTGCCGGTCAGCAGACGCAGACCGGCCACTGTGCGTTGACCACGCATAAGAAACTGCTCGCCAACGGCAAGCAAGTCCAGACGGGCACCGCGACAGGCACGTTCTTCCGCCGTATCGCTGCCGCGGGCAAGCAAGTCCAGACCGGCACCGCCGCGCTTACGACGCACAAGAAACTGCTCGCTAACGGCGAGCAAGTCCAGACCGGCCACGCGACGCTGCTTGCGTATATACCGCTGACAGCATCAGGTCGGCAAGTCCAGACTGGTACGGCCGCACTGACCGTACTCATCAAGGTCGTGCTTCAAGCCAACGGGCAACAAGTTCAGACGGGCACCGCTCCGCTGACAACAGCCAAGCCGTTACACGCCCATGGTAAGCAAGTCCAGACGGGTCACTGTGCGCTGACTACGAAGGTACTCAACGGTGCAAACGGCCAGCAAGTCCAGACCGGCCACGCGGCGATCACGACGCATAAGCCGCTGCACGCCCATGGTCAGCAGGTTCAAACCGGCGAGACAATGTCATGGCCCGGCTCCAAGCCGTTGCACGCCAATGGCAAGCAGGTTCAGACAGGCACCTCCAACCTTCACGCGGCACCCGCTATCCATCTAGCTGCCAACGGCAAGCAGGTTCAGACCGGCCATTCCACGCTGACCGCCAGGACCCCTGCTCACCTTGCCGCCAACGGCCATCAAGTCCAGACGGGTCACGCGGCGTTGACCACGAAAGCACCTGTTCATCTTGCCGCCAGCGGGCGACAAGTCCAGACGGGTATGGCCGTGCTCAGCACCAGCCCGGCGATCGCGCTTGTCAGCCATGGCAAGCAAGTCCAGACCGGAACGGCTGCTTTGTCAGTCAAGCCGATCGTTTTCCTTGACGCCAACGGTCAGCAAGTCCAGATCGGCCACGCAACGCTGTCGACGGCGAAGCGTAACCTCGCGTCGCACGGCAAGCAGGTTCAGACCGGCATCGCTGCACTTAGCACATCCCCGGCTATCCCGCTGCACGCCCACGGCCAGCAAGTCCAGACCGGCCATGGTGCGCTATCGACGCACAAGCCGATGCACGCCAACGGGCAGCAAGTGCAGACCGGTGCCGCGCGCCTGTTCATCGAAAACCAACTCGCGGCGATCGGCCAGCAGATCCAGAACGGGCGCGCGTACCTGACGGCGCATTCCCCGCACGACATCAGCCCTGTTACAATCCTTCATCTCGAAGAAGAACTTGCGACCCTGACGCTCGCCGCCGAAGAAACCGCCCTGATCCTCGAGATGGAAGACGCCGGACTCGTATTGCCACCCGAGGATGCAGTGCTGGTGGAATGGCCCATGTTCGATACCCTGCTGGTGACCCAATGAGCGGATTCCTGTTCGATGCCCAAGGCCCATACATAGTCTCATCGCCGGGCGGCGCGTCGCCTGACGATCGCGATTACAGCATCGACTGGACGCAGGTTCTGGCTCTGCTCGGGCCGACGCCGCCCGACACCATCGCGTCGAACGTGTGGAATATCCCGACCGGCGTCACGCTGGACTCGAGCGCAACGCTGGGCAATGTAACAACTTGTTGGCTGACCACGCCGACCATCGGCACCTATTACATTTCGAATACGATGACCACTGTCGGGGGCCGCACGTTCACCCGTGGCTTCCGCCTGATCATCACCGAGAACATCTAGCCGTTATCAAGTGTTACAATCGTCTCCACGATTATGGTGGAGGCGATATGGACATCAACAACGGTTCAGGCTATAGCGGCACTCTTGCGGGCACGGCCCCGTCGGTCACCATCGTCGGCCAAGGCATTCCGCCCTTCAGCCTTCAGCAATATTCAGCCAGCCAGGCGGCGAGCATCGCGATGAGCGTGAGCATTGACGGCGTCAACTTCGTACCGCTGCCCGCTACCAATACGAGCGCCAGTTCGGCCGCTGTCATTTGGGAAGGCCCCGCGTCCCAATTCCAATTCGCCGGATCCAGCGGTGACACGTGGAAGGTGCTGTAACCAAAGGCTGCCGGGCATGAAGTTCTTCACGCCGATCCAACTCAGCAAGAACCAGTACAAGACCCCCGAAGGGTTCCTTGTCTGCTTGGGTGCGGCCATCGCGCGCACAGGATCGCAGGACTATACCGATCAGGAACTCGACGTACCGGCCAGTCCCGAAGGCATCATCCGTGTCGAGCGTGACGAGAAGCAAGTCTTCTCGGCCGAAACGATCGCCAGTGCCGAAGGCAAAGACATCGTCATCACGCATCCTTCCGAGGATGTGAAGCCGGACAACTGGAAGGAATTGACGGTCGGCCACATGCAGAACGTGCGCCGCGGCGAAGGCGCGGAAGACCATCTGCTGCTGGCCGATCTGATCTTCAAGGATCCGCGCGCGATCGAGATGATCGAGCAGAATCCACATCAGGAATTGTCCTGTGGTTACGACGCGCAGTACGAAGTCATGGGACCGGGACGCGCCGCCCAATGCAACATCCGCATCAACCATGTCGCCATGGTAGATCGAGGGCGCTGCGGCCCAGTGTGCGCCACGAAGGATCACTTGCCGGTCGACCTCTGGCACACGTCCGACACGGCCCCGAAACAATCTGATACACTCGCTCCTGTAACTGATGGTAACGAAGGAAACGTCATGGCAAAAGGTTGGGCAGATCGGATTCGCGACGCGTTCAAGTCAAGGGACGAGAAGGCGCTGGATGCTGCTGTTGCCGATGCCGCTGCCGAATCAGCGTCTGTCATGAAGAAGACCGGCAATCCTGACGACAACGAAGACCATACGCACATCCACTTGCATTTGGGTGGGCCTGAAACAACGAAGCCCGAAGGTGGGCTGCCTGAAACCGGGGAGACTCGAGTGAGCAATGCAGCGGATGCAGCCCAAGTGGGCGGTGAGCAAGCAGCAACCTTCGAAGGCAAGACCTTCTTCGCCGACGCCGAAATGGACGCGGCGTTCAAGCACGAAATGAAGGAAATGAAGGATTCGATCAAAAAGATCGGCGACGGGTTCGAAGGTTTCATGAAGGAACGCGCCGATAAGAAGGCCGCGAAGGAAGCGAAAAAGGCTGAAGATGCGGCGAAGTGCGCCGCCGACGCCGCGGCCGGTACCGAAGCCAACAAGGCTATCCTGCCGGGCCTGAAGGAAGAAGCGCCCCCTGGAACCGAAGATGCTGCAATCGAGAAGGCGCGCGACAGTGTGTTCCTCGAAGAATCGTTTGCCAAGACCATCTCGCAGGCCGCGATCCTCGTCCCCTCCATCGCGATCCCGACGTTTGACAGCGCGCTCGATCCCGCCCAAACGTACAGCGCCATCTGCGCGCTGCGCCGGAAGGCTCTGGACGGCTACATGGCGACCGAAGAAGGTGCCAAGACGATCAAGACAATTGCACCGACCGCCAAGACGTTCGACTCCTGCCCCTGCCGCGACGTGGCGCCGATCTTCCGCGCTGCCGCCGCGATGCAATCGGAGCGCAACGACGCAGCGAAGATGCGTGGATTTACCCCGGCCGAGGCCGCGAAGATGAAGGATGCCGCACCGATTCATGCGCGCACCATCGCCGACGTGCAGAAGCTGAACGAAGAATACTGGGCTGCTCAAAACAGCGCAGCGCAAGCGTAACAACCCCGGCAATTACCCTATAAGGAAACAGCCATGACCGCATTTTCGTATCGTATGGGTGCCGGTAGCCCCGGTGAAGTCACCCGGATTCATCCGTCCTCGATCCGCGCCTTCAACAACGACGCGTCGACTCACGCTCCGCTGACCTACACCGGTCAAGCAGCCCTGTACGACGGCACGTACAACACCGTGCGCGCAGTCAACAACAGCGCCGACTCCTCGAAGGGTGCCAAGACTGTCGCCATCGCAGGTATCGTGGTTCGTCCGTACCCGACCCAAGACTCGGGCAGCGGCGAGACCTTCGGCGCAGCGGCCTACGGCGCGAGTTCCTACCCGGCAGCGGGCGGGATCCTCGATCTGTTGACCCAAGGTTCGATTCTCGTTACTCAGAACCAACCGCAAGGCACGTATGCTGCGGCCTCCCAACTGGGCGGCACCGTGTATGTCCGCGTTATCACAGGTACCACGGGCGGATTTAGCTCGGGCGGCACCTACGGTCTGCCGGTCGGCGGATTCGAAACCGTGCAAGACACGAACACGCTCACGCAGTTCGCCGTCGCCAACGCGGTGTGGAATGGCCCTGCCGACCAGTTCGGCGTGGCTGAAATCACCCTGATCGACTAATACCAACGGCCCATCACAGCACAAAGGAAATAGTATGGAACTCACCAGCGCAATCTTGGGTCCGAATGGTTATCCCCTGTCGGTTCCCGGCAAGGTCCGCGACAGCGCGGGCAAGGTCATCCGGACCGTCGACTCCACCGGCGCGTTCATGGTCGGCGAACTCGAGCGTCTCGACTACACGCTGCACATGCCTCTGGCATCCGTGACGTGGCATCGTGACATCGATCTTCGCCAAGACGTGACGATCGCCGACGAACTCTCGTCCTTCACGCTGAGCACCATGGGTTCGCCCGGTGGTCTCGGTACGGGGAACGGCGTCGGAACCGGCAAGTCCTGGGCGGGCAAGAACACCAACCAGGTCACCAGCCAGTCGCTCGACATCAGCAAGACGACCAACCCGCTGCACGTGTGGGAACAGGAAGTCAAGTTCACGATCCTCGAGTTGGAATCGGCTGCCAAAACCGGTCGTCCTGTCGACCAGCAGAAGTTCGAAGCGCTGCAACTGAAGCACCAGATGGACATCGACGAGCAAGTGTATGTCGGTGACCTGACGACCGGCGACACCGGGCTTCTGAACAGTTCGCTGATCACGAACAACAAGATCGTTTCCACCGGCGCCGCGGGCTACACGCAATGGGCCTCGAAGCAACCAGACGAAATGCTTGCCGACGTGAACGAACTGGTTACCTCCGTGTGGAGCGCTTCGGGCTGGGCAGTGATGCCGAACCGCCTGTTGCTTCCCCCGGTCGTGTTCGGTCTGATCAGCACGCTGAAGGTCTCCAACGCGGGTAACGTGTCGGTCCTGAAGTATCTGGAAGAAAACAACATCACTGTCCGTGCCAACAAGGGCGGCGCGCTCCAAATCTTCCCGAACAAATGGCTGGTCGGTCTGGAAGCTGGAATCGGAAGCACCTCTTTCGGCGTGCCCCCGGCGAACAAGACCTCGACATCGTACGACGTGATGTTCTGCTACACGAAGCAGTACAACCGCGTTCGTTTCCCGATGACGATGCTCCAACGCACCCCGATCCAGTACAGCGGAATCTGGCACATGACGACCTACTTCTGCCGTCTCGGCGTGGTCGAAGTCGTGTACCCGGAAACGGCGGGCTGGCGGTACGGCGTTTAAGCAACGCTTGCAGTACCCAAGAGGGCCGGTCGGGCAACACGGCCGGCCCTTTCCACATGGAAGGAACGATCATGCCATTGATCAAGACAGGTTCGGAAAAGTCGGTCGGGGAAAACATCTCGATCGAGAAGCACGCCCACCCCGATATGCCGCTGAAGCAGGCCGTAGCCATCGCTGAGAACACGAAGCGCGAAGCCAACAAGGACGGCGAGGGTTGCCCGTTCGGTGCCAGTGCTCCGCTCGGCACGCACGACTGGGGCTACAAGGACGGCGACCCCGTCGGTGGCAAGCACGGCGGCTACACCGAGGTCGGAATGGACAGCCACGTGTCGCGCCAGATGTGGGAACATGAGGCCAACCAGCCTGAGAACGAGAACGGCGTCGTAACAAAGAGCTAAACCATGCCTGTAACCGTCCAGACTTTCCGGCAGACCTGGCCTGCGTTCACGTCGACGGTGATGTACCCCGACGCGACGATCACGTTCTGGTTGAACTACGCCTATATGTTCCTGTCGCCGCGGCGCTGGCGCTGCGCCATCGACTTGGGCGCGATGCTATTCACGGCGCACAACATCACCCTAGACGCGCTATCGGCCGCTGAAGGGCAGAACGGCGCACCCCCGGGGATGACGGTCGGGCCGATCCAGACAAAGACTGTGCGCGATTTGACGATCACTTACGACGTGGCCCATGGGGTCAACGAGGCTGATGCCCACTGGGCGCTGACCAACTGGGGCACCCGGTTAATCAAGCTGGCGCGCCAGTTCGGTAGCGGGCCGGTGCAGATCGGCTTCGGGTTCACGCCGATCGGGCAAGGCCCGTTCTACCCAATGGGACCGGGGTGGCCGGGACCGATGTTTGAGAACTTCTCGGACTAAGCCATGGCGAACGAAGCCGCTCTCGCCGCGCTCATGTCGGGCCTCGGCAAGACCTTCAAAGTCGTGGGCGGGACCGGGATGACGATGACCGAGAAGATCCGCCATAGCGACGAAGCGGTCGAAGAATACATGCACGATCTGGTGAGCAGGACAGTACTGGTCGGTATCCCGGCGTCCGAGGATGACCGCGATGACGGCAGTGAGGTTGGCAACGCGGCGCGGCTATACGTGCATGAGTATGGCGCGCCCGAGGTCGGCATCCCTGCCCGGCCGACACTGATGCCGGGGATCGACGATGTGCAGGACGACATCGTGAAGTTCTTCAAGGCGGCTGCCAGCGCGGCGCTGGCGGGGGATCACACGAAGGTCGACCAGATGATGCACTCTGCGGGCATCGCTGCGCGCGATGCAGTGAAGGCGCGGATCTCGAGCAACACACCGCCTCCGCTCGCGGAGCGTACAATACAGGATCGGGTTGCCCGCGGTAAGACGAGTACGGCGACATTGATTGACGAAGGCGAAATGCTAGGGGCCATCAACTATGTCGTCGAGAAGAAGTAGCTTCCTGCCGATCGACGTGCAGATGATGGTCGACACCGAGGCGGCGCGCCGGGAAGATGATAGTCAGTTGGCGATGTTTGCCATGAATTATGCGGGGATGGGTCTGCTGGTTACGTCCTCGAGGAAGTGCAACGACGGCGCGCTCGCGAGCGGCGTAGTGTACATGCCGGGCAAGACGCAGCACGATCTGCGAGCAATACGGGACGAGTTCGAAGGGTTTGAGGAACCGGCGTGGCCGGAAAAACATCACGGATGGATACACTGATCATGGCACACAAACACATTCACGTTCATCTGCACGGCGGCATGTTCGGCAGCGAAACCACGGCGACCGAAGACGCGGGTGCGTTCACCGAATCCAAGCATAAGCGCGAAGGCGGCAAGTTCTCGAGCACGGGCGGCGGTGGCGCTGCTCCGAAACCGGCGACCGGCGCTGCGGCATTCGCGGCCAAGCACAAAGGCGGTGGCGAATCGGCTCAGGAAAAGCTCGATCGCGCGCGCGAAGAACAACCGTTGCTGTAATCATGGCGATTCACATCCATGTCCATCACGGTGCTACGACGCACGACTTCGTAGCGAGCGAGCATCCGCGTGGCGGACGTGGACAGTTCGGCTAAGGGGCAGGGAAGAAGTTGCAACCGTCAGAGCACCCTCGCAATGGCGGCGGTGTGTTCGTGAACGGATCACACCCGGGTACGCGGTCGGAGAAGCAGAAGCGCGAACGCACCGATTTGGTAGGTAACAAGTAAACGAAGGAAGTAATCATGTCGAACCCTGATGCATATGTTGACCTCGGAGTCATCGGTATCCCCCAACTGTTGATACTCGACGGCACCACCGGGATCCCGAAGGGTATCAAGAACGAGAGCGGCCAGTCGCTGTTAGCGCAAGTGTTGACCTTCGCGCAGCTGAACGCCTTGACCAATGTTTCCGAAGGCACGCTGGTTACGGTGAGCGACATTAACTACGCG